ATTGATGGATATTGCGCCGTCGTAGTTAAGGGTTGCCGCATTCACATGGAATAGAAGCGCCGCCGTGCCGCCGCCGCTGGTATCCCCGATCTTGGCGGCCGCCGTGTTGCCCGCCGTGTTCCCGGCTGCGTCGATAAAAAATATCTGGTGCCCATTGGCGGCATTGACGAACTGCGTACCGTTGGGCGTGGATATCTGCAACGGACCGTTGCCGGCGGCCCCCGCCTGCATGTAGTTGAGTACCGGCGTTCCCGATAGCATCGAGCGAAAGATCAGAGTCTGAGAAGCTGCTGTTCCGCTGTCTGCCTGGGCGCCGAGTTGCAATCCGGTAATCGCGGCGCCGTCATCGCTTACGAATGCGTGCTTCCAGGGGAGTTTTGTATCGTTTCCCAGGAACCCCACGTCTACTGCCGCCGAATCCGCCGTGAACTGCTGAACTGTAAACCCGGAAACCCAGACGCCTTTTGCTGATAGATCCGGGGATCCGGCAGCACGGCTGTTAACGTCAACCTCAATGCCAAAAAGAATACTGTTGGATTCGAAGTTGACGGAGCCCGCCTGGAAATCCGCTCCCCATGCGAATGCCGGACCAGACGTTACGTTATTTACATACCCGAATCCTCCCACCGCCACGCATCCGGGGCCAGTCGCCGCGGGCGCGGATGTTTGACATGTTCCCTCTAGCGCGAAACCCGCACCCCTGTTGGGGCCGGGTCTGGTCACAGTGGCTGGAATATTCAGGTCGAAGGCATACGCTACTACGCTGTCTCCATAGATCGAATTGGTAATCGGGTCGCCTGCCCAAAAGTGCTGGACTGACCAATTGCTGCCTGAGGCAGGGGGGTTGGTATTGAATGGAGGAAACGGAGAGGGAAGCGGCGCGGACTTGGGACCGAGCGCGGTTTCGATGGCAAATACCGAGTCTTTGAGAACCTTCTGGTGCGCGGAATCGATCAGCGCGGAGATCAGCCTGCCTGACGAGTGCGAACGCGCCGCGGTCCCGGCAAAAGCGCGGGTCACCGTGAGCACGTTGCCTGATACGGCGGTAATCAGCATATGCTCCCAGGCCGTGCATTTTCCGGTATTGGTCGTGGTGTCGCAGATCGTGACGATCATATTCGGCGCGAAGCCGGTACCACTGGTCACCACTGCGGCAGTATCGCCGGGGGCCATTGCAGCGGTCAGGCTGCTTTGGATATTGTCTTTGACCACAAACAGGCTGCTGTCATCATCGACTGCGCCAGGATAACGGGTCGTCTGTCCGAAGGCGAGGCCCGCGGCCAAAAGCAGGAAACAGAGTTTCATGGATCTCCTCTATCTGATCGAGCAGGGCTTCATTTGCCATCGGATTCTAAGCCGCGGCCGGCGCCTGTGACCGCATATGGTTCTGCGAATTGAGCTGCACGATGGACGCCTTGTAGTTTTGGGCTTGCTGCAACAACGTGGGATCGACCTCGGAACGCGGGTACTCAGGCAGGAGAGCAACCGCGAGGTTGTAGCGCAGAGCCATCTCGTATCCCAGCGGTAGATCGATGACGGTAGAGAGCGAGGCGAATGGCGGAATCGTGACGTAGATCCACATTTCCAATTGCCCGCCCAGCCGCGGCACTGGAGCGACATATACCGCCGCGTTCGGGTAGGCGTAGTCGCAGTACAGTTTCCGGACATAGACCGACTGTGCCAGTTTTTCCGGAATCGCCTCCCATCCTGCGGAGTCCACGATCTCTAATTCCGAGTCGATGCCGCCCGAGGCACACGAAGCCGCTTCAATCCTGACCGGCCGCTCTGACAGCGTAAAAGGGCCATTCGTGGACGATACGCTAACGGTGAGTTTCTTCCGGGCAACGAGTGAAGCGCCCTCCGTACTCCAACTCGCCGCCATCTGGTTGAGCGTGATGAATGCGTCGTTCAGTTCGTTGGTTTCGAGCGTCTCCGCGGCCGCGATCGCGCCTATCAGGCGCATCGAGGAGTGGATCAGTTCGCTTGCCGTCGGCATTTAGATTGCGCCCGCTTGCGTTAGAATGAACGTCTTGCCGTTCACGTAGACGTTGGCCGTCCGCTCCACGTCGAGGTTCGGGTCTGCCGTGTACGTGACGTCTCCGTCAGATCCCTGCGGCGTGTCCGGAGTGACCAGTAGCCAGTCCGCGGCTGCATCTTTCTCTGCGGTCCATTCGCCGCTCGCGCCAGGCCCGGTGATGGTGACGTGGAAACTGCCGGTTCCGCCCGCGGCCGGAACGTCCGCGGTTTCGGGATAGAGCGAAACCGCCGGCACGTCGGGTACGGCAATATTGAGAGGCCGCCACGCCTTGCCCATGTTCCCCTCCTGCTCCGCGTCCCGTACCAGTACCGGCGGAAGGTTCACGTTGTACATTAACTTTGGATAGTCTGCCGGGTTTGCTTCGGTCGGGTTACTCTCGAGCCACGCCGTAACGTCCCGTTCCGTCTCGCTTTGCGTAAACATATGCCTTATCGCCCTCTCCGCGGTTTGATGGTCGGTTTGATGGTCGGTTTGACAACTGGTTTGGGAACCCTCGCCGCACGCCGTCGAGGAAGAATTGAGGCTACTTCCGGCGAGGGTTCCGTTTCCGGCTTAGGGGCGGCGTAATCGACCGCCCCAGGCGCCGGATCTGGTTCAGGAGTGGGCGCCGTTTCCGGCTCGAGCGGTGGTTCGGGCCAGATCTTGCGGGACCACTCCGGTCCAAGAGCGTCTTCCTCGTCCCGCGACTGCACGGTCACCGGCTGTTTGTGCCGGTGAAACATCATCCGCGGGTAGTCGGTCGATGGCATAGCGGCTTACGGCGCGGGCGTCAGTACGTATCCATGCGCTGCGAGGTCCAGTTCGACCCATGCGGTGCCGAGCTGCTCGGCCTCTTCCGGGCCGTATATGAGGATCGGCGGCACGCTGATGTTGCCGAAAATCTTTGGCCAGGTGTCGGCGGCCAGCAAGTCTGCGTCTGTGGTGCCTTTCGTGTGCGCCCTGGCCCACTGCGCGCGCTTCGCGGCCGCGGCTTTTGTCATGGCCTCGGCTCTCAGCTCGTTGGCTTCCAGTTCCGAGGCTTTCGCTTCTGCGGCTTTCGCCTCTGCGGCTTTCTCCGCGTCTGTCTCTTCGTCTTTTCTGTGCATCAGAATTCTCCTTCTACTGCACGACCCGGACTGCCCATTCGGGCCTCTGGGCACAATGGCCGTAAAGTGCATCGCAGCGGGTGATGAACTTGTCGGTGTACACGTTATAGTCGCTTACGATGCGGACGGAAACCCCGGTGTCCGGGTCCATCTGAGAGGCCGCGAAATGCACGCCTTTCGGCACCTCGAGAGGCGCCATGCCGATCACAAATGCAGACTCGTGGAAGGCCAGGGACTCGGAGACAAGCTGGCCCGTAGTACCGCTGGTGATCGTCAACGGTGCGCCGGCGGCCGGCGAATTGGTCACCGTCTGCAACGCGCCTGTGACGGTGATCGGGGGATAGATCGGGATCGAGGCCGAGCCATCAGCGGCCGAGGTCACGTCCGCAGTTACGACGAACTTCTGAAGATCCACCTGAGGGTCACTCGAAACGCGATTGACAGGAAAAACTGTCGGCAGCGTGAACGAGTCGCCCTTTTTGAGGCGCAGTGCCGCGGCCGCGGTGAAGCCGGTAACGGCGAGCGTCGAACCGGTCTGGCTGGCCGCGCCAACCTGGGGCGAACCGCCGAGCGGACCTACGGTGTGGGTGCGAATATTTTGATCCATCACCCACTCGAAACCGCCCATCGTCCCCATGCGGCCGCGTTCGTACTGCTGCTTCACTTGGTTAGAGGACTGGAACAGGCCTTGCGCGGCTTTCAGCGCAGCGGTTTGGACTTTGGGGCTGATCACCATGCTCCGCTTGCCGTCCATAGGCGCACTGAAGATGTCGAGCGTTTCACCGGCCTGCCAGAACGGATCGAGTGCGGTGATGGGCGTGCCCGGCGTTCCGACCTGGTTGCCGGTGGACTGGTAGGCCATCGTGAGCCCGTCCACATCGACCTGGTTTGCCAGTGCGACACCGGCGGATTTCAGGTAGCGATCGCTGAAAGCATCGATTGAGAGCGTGAGTTCGGCCGAGGAGAACTGGAATGGTACGACGGCCTGCTGGTTGAGGGTGAGGGTTTTCTGGGTTTCGATGACGTCCTGAATCGAGGAGGTGATATCCGGATTCTTCGAAACGGTGAATTCCACCGCATCGCGCAGACGCAGCGTGTCGCCGATTTTGGCGCCCGAGATTGCGAATTTGTCATCCCACGTGTGTGCGATGGCACCGCTAAAACCTAAGTTATTTTTGAACCGCAGAAGAAGCTCGTTGGTGATCATCTGCGGCGTTAACAATGTATTCGGCACTTTATCGACCCCTGATTTGCGCCTCCCTGGCCTTCGCCCACCTCTTGAAATCGTTCTGGACTGCCGGGTCGTCTACGGAATCCGAGACGGTCCTGGTTGGCCTTCCACTCGGCGGCGGCGGCTTGGGTGCGCCTGTTATGCGAGGTTTACCGTTATCAGGAGGCGGGGAGAGGGAAGCCGATAGTTTGCCGATGGCTAGGATTGCGCTTGCCGGCGGAAGGCCGGCAATGCGCTCGAGTTCCGCGGGATGCTTCGCCAGGTAGTAGAGCATTTCAGCGCCGTTTTCGTCTTCCAACATGGCTTGCCGGGCGGCCAGCACTCCCGGCCCTGCCGGGATCTGGACCGTCTCCATCAGGTCGTCGTAGTCGTCGTGCGCCTTGCGGGCGGCCTTTTCGCGCTTCGCCCACGTTTCCTGCTCTTTGCGAACTGCTTTCTCGGCCGCCGTTCGCGCTTCAGCGTCTTTGCGCTGCTGCTCGCGTTGGTCGAGTTTCCAGTCCGTCAGTGCTTCCTGGTATTGCTCGAGCGTCTGAAAGTCTTCCAGTTTCGGCTTGCCTGGCGCGGCGGGTTCAGAGGGCTTATCCTGCGGCTGCGCCTTACCGGCGATCTGCCGCTTCAACTCCTCGTTTTCGCGCGTCAGCCTGTCGATCCTGCGCTGGCGTGACCCGCCCCGGCCCTTGCCGGCGGCGGATGCATCGGCATCCTGCTGTTCCTCTTTTTGCTCCTCTGCTTCCTGATCATCGTCCGGTTCCGAGTCCGGTTCGGTTTTGGCCGGCGGTTCTTCCGCGGCCGCGGGTGCTTGCGCTTCCTGCTCGGGCAATTCACCGGTTGCGCGCCACTTGGCATACTCCCGAAAGTCTTTCGGTGCCTCGCTCTCGGTGGCGCCTTCCGGACCTTGCCCGGTCGGAGGGGTTACTTCTTCTGGCATAAAATCACATTTGCGGCGGCATCATCACGCCTGGCTGCGGCGCTGCGGGCGGAATGGCGGCTGTGCCGCCCATCGGCCCGCCCATTCCCGGCCCCGCCATCGCTTCGCCGGGTTCCGGCCCCTCTGCGGCCTCGGCCGCGGCGCCTGACGCCATAGCGGCCACCTGGGCCTGCAACAGCGTCACCTGGCTACGCAGTATCTGAATATCCTCGGCAGAGGTCAGGTTCGCTTCCAGCTTCACGAGGTCCACCTGGGCGCGCAGCGCCGCCTGCCGGTCGGACGAGGCGATCTTCATTTCCTCGATCTGGGCGTTGCTTTCGGCCTCGATGCGTTTGGCGCGGACGTCGTCCGAGAGCTTGGTCAGGGCCGCGGTCATCTGCTCGATCTGCTGCGCTTGCTGCTGGTTCTGCTGCGCCAGCAGTTCTGCCGGCTTTCTGCCGGGATCCTCTGTCAGATTCGGCGGCATCGAACGCCGCAACCGGTCGGCAATCTGGTCGGCGCCGGCAAAGTCGAGGTTTTCGAAAACTATATCGCCTGCGACCTGCATCAGTTGGGGGAAATTCTGCGCCAGTTGCGTAACCTGGGACGCGGTTTCCTGCCGTTGCGTCTTGAAGCTGGGCCCGATCTTCAGGCGCACGTCGTATTTGCCGCTGGTCAGGTCGAAGCATTTATCCTCGCCGTAATCGCCCTGGAATTTCTGGTTCACCTGGACGATCTCTTCCTGCATGTCCTCGCCGAGGATCCGCACCTGGCGCGGTGTGTCGTAAATCTTCGGGATCAGGTCGCAAAGGATGACGCCGCATTGCAGAATGGCGCGGTTCAGGTTGTCCACGAAGTGGTAGTTGGACAACTCCATCTGCCCCTGCCGGCGCTGAATCGCGATACCGGACACTTCGTTCGACTGGCTGCCGAGGCTGGCGTCGTAGACGTTCGTGGTTGCCTTGATGTCGTCCGCGGCCTGCGCGGCGCCGATCGACAGTGCCTGGATCGGCGGTTCCGCCAGGTTGCGCTGCGGCATCGGCGCCGGGTTGCCGGCGATATCGAGCGGCTCGTACTCGAGGTATGCCCACGGCACGCTGTTTGCCGTCGCCCAGCGGGGATCTTTGAATGCGCCTTTGACGCCGACCCACGGAGCCTTGGTGCCCAGCATCACCGTCTCGGCTTCGCTCGAGCGGTAGAAGTTGTACAGCTTCTGCGGGTCGCGGGCGAAGCGGATCAACGAGAACAGGTAGCGTTTGTTCTCTATGTACATCTCCTCGCCCAGCACCGCCAGAATCGGAATCCACTGGCCTTTCCATTCCGTCTCGTCCAGGACTTCCACGCCGTTCAGCCGGCACATTTTTACGTGCCGGATCTGGTCTTCGCGTTCCATGCGGTCGCCGTTCTTATCGACGGCGTACTGCACGCCCGCCGGCAGCTCATCCGGCAGGTTCTCGACGTACTCGCTTGTGACCTTGCCGTCGGGCCACTGGATAGCAACTAGCGTCTTGGTTTCGATGTCGATATACCAGTACCGCGCCACCAGCACGGCGTCTTTACCGATCCAGTCGGGCGCCGGGTTGGTGCCGCCCTCGTACCAGTTCATCTGCACGATTTCGGTGTCGCCGAATTCGGCCTTGTACTCGTCGCGCGAGATCCACTCCAACTCGAAGGCCCATTTCATGTCGCTCTTATCGGCCTCGCGCGCATATGGGTCGATCAGCACCGCAAACGGGTTCAGGATGCGCTCGACGCGGATTTCCTGGTCGAACGTCTTATTTCCGCAGTACTTCGTTGTGACTTTGAAGTAACCGAATCCGCCCTTTGTGGATTGATCAAGCGAGGTCTCGTAAACCTGATCCGCCTTGCTCGCGTACTGGATGTGCCGTATCATGCCCTCGATCACGGTGGCGGTTTTCGCGTCACCGGATGAGTCGACGGCTAACGCCTCGAGGTCGGGCTTGTTCATCCGCGCCTGGTTGGCGACCTGGTTGAGCGGCCCGGTCAGTTTATTGAATGTGAGGCAGGGCCGCTTGTTGCCTGGCGTCATCGCGTTGCGCTGGCGCATGTCGGCATCGTCCCACTGGTTGCCGGCGGCGAATTCCAGGTCGATCTTCGCCTCTCGGCGGATCTCGCGTTCGGCTTCCTCGGCGAGCTTGTAGCGCTCGCGTGCGGTCGCGATCAGGTCTTTGTCGGCCTTACTCGCCATCTTTCATCAACTGGCGCAGCGTGCGCTTCGGCTTGCCCGCCGTGCGCAGCGCGATCGCTATGGCTTGCGGCTGCTTGCGGCCTGATTTGACCAGCTCCGAAATGTTGGCACTGATCGCATTCTGGCTTTTGCCGGGTTTTAGGGGCATATTATTTCCGTTTCACGACACGCACGTCGCCAAAACCCTCGCCCTTCAGGCCCGCGGTCTGCTTGCGCACCGCATCGTGGATGCGCCGCACGTCCGCGGCGGCCACCGGCTTCGCCCGTCCCTGCTGCGCCTGCAGGCAGGCGCCCACCGGCGCGTCCATCACGCGCGCGGCGAGCTGGGCGCCGTGCTTCTGGGCGATCGTGGCGGCCGCCTTGCGCACGGCGGGGTTGCTGCCCGTTGTGTCGAAGACGACGTTCTTACCCGCAGCGAGGGCTTTATTGATTTCGCGGTAGGCGTTATGGAGGATCTCGCCTGGAGACTGGCCGCGTTCCCGTGCGCCGTCCGTAGTCACCACATGCGCTCCGGTGCCTTTGGCATAGGTGGACTTGCCCGATCCGGGCGCGCCCATCAGCACGGTTAGGCGTGGCATATCATCCCATCCATGAACCGCCGCCCCCGAAGCCGCGCACCAGTTCCTGCGCCGCGCTCGGCGCCTGCGGTGGCACAAATGCCGCGAAAGTAAGGGCCAGCGCATCTCCGAAATCCGGAGACGCGATCCCGCGTTTCACCATGTCCTGCTTGCTCTCGATCACCAACTGCTCGCTTTTATTGAGGTGGTAGCCGGGGCCGGTGAGGTCGGTTTCGAGGATGTTGTCCGCGGGAATCGCGCCCTTCAGAAGCCAGTCCTTCATCCGGCTCCACATGTAGGCCCGCATGTTGGCCTGGTGCCGGTCGTGGCTGGGCGCGCCGAAGTTGACCTCCATCACGTTGTCGTAGCCCATCGTGCGCAAGCGCTCCACGTAGGGCGCGCCGAAGGCGCTGTCCACGAACATCATCGCTACGCGGTGGCTGGGCCGCTTGTCGCTCAGGATCTCGGTCAGTTTGGCCATCATGACGCTACGGTCGCGCGTGTCCTCTCCCGAGATCCGGATGGCCGGGATCGTCCGCGCGTCCAGGCCGCGCCGGAAGGCGATCACGTTCCAGGCGCCGCTTCCGCCGCTGTCGCGCCGGGCTGCGCCGCCGTCGCCGCCGTCACTGCGGGCGCCGGCCATCGAGAACATCCCGCCGCGGCCGGCTACGTCGAATCCAGCGATGAGAGGGTCATCTGGGAAGCTCGATTCCAGCCTCTGCTGGGCCTGCCAGACTCGTTCCTGATCGATGTATTGCAACTCGCCAGCTCGCGGCGCGATCCCGCGGACGCGGACCCGTACAAAATCCGAATCCTCACCGTAATCGGTGATCCACTCCTCGAGCAGGGCCTTGTTGGTAAATTTCGCGGTACGGCTGTCGATGATCTTCTGGCGCCAGCGGTCGCGTTCAGAGCCGAAGACGATGCGGTGGAACTTGCCGGTGTTGCGCGTGGGGTTGCCCCAGGCAAAAATCATCGGCTCCCCGTCAGTCAATCCGCCTTCGGCCGCGTTCCAGATCTCGTCTGGAATTGCGCTCGCTTCATCGAACAGATACCAGGAGGTAGACCGCGCCGCGTGCTGGCCGTGGAAGGCCTCGCTGTTCTCCCGCCGGCAGGTCTGCGCGGTGACAAACCAGGATTCCGGCGACGATCTGGCCACGATCTTTTCCTGGCCCACCACGAACCAATGGCCGGTGATGCACATGCGCGTCCACTTGAGGATTGCCGGCCATGTCTTAGTGCTCAACTGCGCGAAGGTGTTCGAGGTAATCGTGCCCTGCGAATTCGGGCGCGTGGACATGATCCAGTTCGCCAGCCACGCGGACGTCGTACTTTTCCCGATCCCGTGGCCGCTCGAGATGGCCTGGCGGATCGGACCTACTGCGTTGAGCCCGTCGAAGCCGCGCTTCCGCACCTCTTCACCGATCTCGCGCAGGAGTTCGGCCTGCCACTGGTCCGGGCCTGCGTAATCCGCCAGCGGCGTCCGCATTTCGTGCCAGGGGTACGCGAAGCGTACCCATCCCAACGGGTCGTCTTTGTACTGCGCAACGGCGTCGATCAGTTCGGCTTCCGCGGTCGCTGTCATGTGGCCTCGGAATAGGGCAGCCTTGGCGTGCTGCCCCATCTCACGAGCGTTTCCTACTTAGGCTGCGGGCCGGGAGGCGGCGGGGGCCAGATATCGGTGCCACCGACTACCACCCAGCGGTAACCTACGCCGACTACCCAAACCAAAATCAAGGCTTTGCCCGCAACGCCGGTTCCCGGCGGCAGCGGAGGCCAGATCGTCGCCGGCGGCATGGGCAGCGAGTTGTCGATGCTCCCTCCGCTCAGTGGCGGCAATCCCTGGTCAGGCTTGGGCGGCTGGCCGGGACTCGGCGGCAAGGTGTTGTCGGGCCTGGGCGGGTAAATCACGATGGGGTGCGAGGGAATCCCGGGGCGTGACGGGGGCCAGACGCCGACGGGCGGCGAGGGCCACACTCCAGGGGGCAGTGGCGGCAACGAGGGCGGGGGCCAGACCACATCGCCCGAAACGCCGTAGCCGGGATCCACGGGCCGTTCGTGCCCTGGCAGACCTTGGTCCGGGTGGCCGCCAGAGATCGGAGTAATCCATGCGAGTTGACTCATTCGTTTGTATTCCTTTTTGTGTTATTTCTGAATTCCGCCTCGGCGGGCGCCCGTCAGGTAGCCTCGAAATTATCCAGCCGGGTGCAAGCGAATTGGGCGTAGTCTTCGCCGGTGTCGGCGTCCATTTTGACGTTCACATTTTGCAGCGAGAACCACGCCTCGCACTCGTCGCCGTCATCGTCCAGGCAAGGCCCGGTCACGATGATGGTCATGCCGGCCTCGAGAGGCTCGAGCAGTTGTTTGAGTTGCGCTACGGTCATGACTGCGCCTCGCCCGCCCGCCTGTAGTTGCGTTTGAAGGCATAGACATTCGGCGGATTCTCGTCGCTCTCGGCGTTGTAGACGTCTGTCTGCGGGTTGCCGCCGCGCGGGCGCCTCCCGTAGTCGTCGCCGTAACTGGTCAGGTTGATACGCATCAATTGCCCGTCTTTATGGCGCCTGACAAACTCCGCATTTTCGGCCAGCGCGAGTTGGCGCACACGCCCGGAATCAGCCATCTCGGTG